GTTTGCCGAGCCCGGCAAGGGCGGCCCGACGCCTTCCGAGATGGTCGAGATGTGGGAAAGCCTGCTGAACGACTACGATCTGGCCGTGTATTACCTCGGCCAGGACGGCATCACCAGCCCGACCGACGCCCAGATCTACAACAAGCTGATGGCCGTGGTCCTGATTGCGGCCACATCCTACGGCGGTGACTTCTCGAACTTCCGACGTGAAGGCACCTTCAGAACGGGAATCACCTGATGGGAATCTTCGCCAACATCCTGCAGAGGCTCAGGTCGCAGCCCGTCGACCGTTACGAGGGGGCGGCCAACTCGATCCGCCGTTCCTTCCTCGACACCTCCTACACCTCGGTGCGGTTCGATGTCACGGCCTCGACCCGGCAGCAGATTGTGCGGAAAAGCCGCTTCTTCGAGCAGAACAACGCGGTGATGAACCGCCTCGGTGACCTGTTCGAGAACTACACCGTCGGCAGCAACTTCTCGGTGCAGCCGGCCAGTTCTGACCCCGACTGGAACCTCCGGGCGAAGCGCTGGTGGGATACTTGGTGCCGTTACCCGGACATCGGCAGCCGGCAATCGTTTGGCACCCTGATGTCGCTGGCTGCCCGCGGGTGGTTCTACGACGGCGAATCTTTCATCCTTTTGACCAAAGGTGACTCCGGTCGCCCCCGGCTACAGCTCATCGAGCCGCAGCAGGTGGCCACGCCGAATGGTAAGGACAACGACGTCGACGTGTTCGATGGCGTCCGGTTCGACACCAAGACCGGCCGGGCCTTGTCCTACTACATCGGGCAGGAATCGCAGCAGGGCCAGCTCCAGGACATCCGCTCAATCTCGTCCGACTCGATCATCCACATTTATGAGGCCCAGCGTGCCGGCCAGCTCCGCGGCCTGCCGTTCGTGGCGTGCGTCATCAACGACCTGCACGATCTCGACGACCTGCAGAAGCTCGAGATGGAATCCTGCAAGCTGGCATCCAGCGTGGCCCAGGTCATCAAGACGGCTTCCGGCGAGGTTCAAGCCACCAGCCTGCGCTCCGGCGTGGCTGGTTCACAGGGCACGGCCCAGACCTACTACGAGAACGTGTTCGGATCGACCGTCAAGGTGCTCAAGTCTGGCGACGAGTTCGAGCAGTTCCAAGCCGACCGACCCAACGTGAATATGCGGGAATACTGGCGCCAGCTCACCGAGAAGGTGTGCGCCGGTGTTGGCATCCCCTACGTTCTGGTTTTCCCAGAGGGAATGCAGGGCACCGTGTACCGCGGCGCTCTTGATATGTCGTCGGTCTGGTTCCGAAGCCGGCACCAGGTGATGGCCTCGGCCGCCCGTCGGATCTGGGAATACGTCATGGAATACGCCATCCGGGTGGACCCCAGCCTGCAGGATTCACCGGACGACTGGTACGAGGTGGCCATTCAGGCGCCCCGGGCGCCGAATGTCGACGTCGGCCGCAACTCGGCCGCCCAGCTCGCCGAGCTCGAGGCCGGTGTGACGACCTACGACGAGATCTACGGCGCCCGCGGCATCGACTGGCGCTCGGCCCTCGAGGCCAAGGCGCAACAGGCCAAGCACATCCGCGACCTGGCGGTGAAGTACGGCATCGACGTCTCGGAGATCTCGACAGCCCAGAAGCAACCAATCGCACCCGAGCCTGCGCTTCCGGTGGTGGAGGATCAACCGAGCGGCGAAAGTCTGCCGGAACCCATTCCTGCTGAACCTCCGGCTGAACCCATTGCCAAAATTGGCAAAATCCGCAAACCTAGGGCCAAGAAGGCGGCGACGACCCAATGATCAAAGCGACCAACTGGCTGTCCTATCAGCCCCGAGCGGCGGCGACTGAGCCCGCCATGATCCAGATCTTCGACCAGATCGGCGAGGACTGGTTCGGTGGCTCAGGTGTTTCGGCCAAGGCCTTCTCCGACGCTCTCCAGTCTGTCGGTCCCGGCCCTCTGGTGGTCGAGATCAACAGCCCGGGCGGCAATGTCTGGGACGGCCTGGCTATCTACAATATGCTGCGCGGCCGGAATGCGCAGGTGACCACCCGGGTGGTCGGCATCGCGGCCTCAATCGCTTCGATCATCGCTCTGGCTGGTGACACCGTGGAGATCGCCGATGCGGCGCTCTTTATGATCCACGACCCGTCCGGCATGGTTGCCGGTACGGCCGAGGATATGCGCAAGATGGCCGCGGCCCTCGATCAACACGCCGAGGTTCTGGCTGGCATCTATTCCAAGCGCACCGGAAAGCCGGTGGCGCAGATCCGCGCGGCCATGACGGCCGAGACCTGGTTCACCGCTCAGGAGGCTGTGAGTTTCGGACTGGCTGACAGCATGACCGAGATGTTGGCCATGGCCGCCTGCTGGCATCCGCGGGCGGTGACCAAGACGGCGCCTCCGGCGGTCAGATCCGCCTTGGACAAGGGCATCAAGCAGGTCGAGCAAGGACTCGGTGGCGAAGGTCTTGAGGATGTCACCATCCGGGAGGCCTATGCTCTGAAGGCTGGCGAGGCACCATCCGAGGCCAAGATCCGCAAGGCCAATGCCTGGTGGGCTCGCAATGAGCGCTTCCTCGAGGCCGAGGCCGACAGCCCGGCCGACGTGGCCGCAAACCTCTGGGGCGGTGCCGCGGGCCGTGACTGGTTCCGGGCCCTTTACGCCCAGCTCGAGGAGGAGGAGGAACAGGAGGAAGAATCCATCGACGACAAGATTTCTACGGCCAGCACTTCCGCTGCCGCAGATGGCGCGACAACCGCGCCGACATCACAGACACCACACAATATGACTGAATCCAACACCGTGGTGGCGGCCGCTCCTACTGCGCCGACCGCTACTTTGGATGCCTCGTCCATCGAGAGCATCGTCGCCAAGGCCGTCGCCGCTGCCATCAGCGCCAAGGCCCCCACCGCCGCCCCGGCCCCGGAGCCCATCGCCCCGGCCCGCATCGAGAACCTCGGCAATCCGCTGCTCGAGGCCCACAAGAAGATGCAGGCTGGTGCTGATCGCCGCTCCTGGCTGATCCAGAACCACAGCGAGCTGCTGCGCCAGAGCGCCATCCACGCCCCGCAGAACGCCAACACGTTCGCCTCGGGCCTTGTGGTCGACTACCTCGCCGACGCGGTGATCACCGTGGCGGCCACGCGGCTGGCCTTGGTCTCCGCGTTCAGCCGCAATGTCGGCCTGGACAACCTCCGCCCCCGCGCGACCGTGCAGGTGAAGAAGTACACCACCGGCACCGCGGCCCAGACCAACCCGAGTTCTTGGGAGACCAACAACGACAGCACGCTGGCGGCCACCTCGGTGACCGTGAACCAGATCTCGAAGAACTTCACCGTGACGCAGCAGGAGCTCAACCAGGGATTCAGCCTGGCCGACCTGGCCGCGGGTTCCGCTGACTTGTTCGCCTACGGCATCAGCGACGTGCTGACCGCTCTGATGGTCTCCGGCAACTACGGCGCCGCCACTGCTATCGGCACGGCTGCGAACTTCGACACCTCGGATCTGCCTGCGATCCTGGCGCTCGCCAAGAACTACCGCTCGAAGAACCTGATCCTCGACGGTGGCCACCTGGCCCGCCTGCAGTTCTCGGGCGCCGCGAACTACTTCCCCGATGGCCGCTTCGACCAGCTCGCCAACGGCCGGTTCGGGTTCGACGTGATCGCCGAGAACAACCGCTGGACCTCGGCCGAGACCAACGCCGTTGGCTTCGTCTGCGGCCCGGATGCCATCGCCATCGCCGCGGGCCTGCCGGTCGGCATGATCGCCGGCGAGTTCATCGAGCAGCGCACGGTGACCACGAACAACGGCCTGAGCTGCCTGTTGTCGGTCTGGTACAGCCGCGCGAGCCGCAGCCACATGGCGTCCTACGACATCATGTTCGGTGCCGCCGCTGCTGACACCACGCAGGCCGAGGTTCTCGTCACCGCCTAAGGCTGACCCATGAGAATCGCCACAACCATCTCGGTGGACAAGAGCGGCAAGGCTAAGATTGTCGCCGGTCCCGAGGTCGATGCAGCCGCCCAGCGCAACGACTTCAACACCGCGACCGTGCCCGAGGGCTCGAAGCTGATCCTGTGGATACAGGGCAGCGTTGCACCGAAAGTTCGCAAAGGATAACAGACAACCTGGGGGCCTCGGCAATAGGGCCGGGGCCCCCTCTACTGATCAAACACAATGGCCGTTCAAGCAGACATCTCGACCGAGTACAGCATGGGCCGCGAAGGCTTTGCGCTGGTTACCAGCACCGCCGCCCAGACCGGAAACTACTCGGCATTGATCCCGACTGAGCCGACGGTGTTCACGTCGATCACCGGCTTCCAGATTAGCGGCACCTGGACCTCGAAGACCATCCCGGCGGGCTTCCCGCTGGTCGGCAATATCACCGGATTTCAAATCTCTTCAGGCAGCGTGGTGGCTTTCCTTGCCCGTAGCTAAATGATCGCAAACGGCATAGCACTGAATAGGTTGTTCCCGGGCCAAGCCGGTGGCACCGACCTGCCTGTGCTGCGCCGTGACCTTCTCCAGGAGGACGAGTTCTTCATCCTGCAGGAGGACGGCACCGGAAAGATCGTAATCACGTTCGGCACCTTTGATTCCCTTCTGCTAGAGGACGCTGGCTTCCTCTTTCGGGAGGACGACGGAAAACTTCAAATCCAATCAAACTGACCCATGGCAGACTCTAAGATTACAGCCCTGACGGCCCTTACGGCGGCCGATCCCGCAAACGACATGATGCCGATTGTCGACGTGTCCGATACGTCGATGGCGGCATCCGGTACGACCAAGCGAATCAGCATCAACAATATCCTCGCTTGTTCGCCTTCCGCCACCCTCGCCTCCGCCACGATCACCGGCGATCTGACGGTGGACACCAGCACCCTGAAGGTGGATTCGGCGAACAATCGGGTGGGTATTAAAACAGCAACCCCAACTGCGGCACTTCAAATTGCTAGCGGAAATGTCCGAGTGGATGATGGATATCAGTTTGAATTTGGTGGAAGCACCAATGGCATTTCTGGCTCCAACGCATCGAACAACCTTTCGTTTTACACAAATAATACGATTGCATATTCGATCGGATCGGCTGGAGGAGGTACTTGGTATGTCAGCGGCTCCACCGCGATGACCCTCAACTCCACGGGGCTGGGCGTGGGGGCGAGTCCCGTTGTTCCGCTGCACATCTACAGCGGAGGAACCGGAACAACTGATTTTGGAAATGTTGTTGCTACGTTCCGTACCGGAGCTTCTGGCCGAGCTGTTGCTCTTCAGTTTTCTGACACCTCGAACATTGCGAACATCGGAATGCTGTCCGGTGCTTTGCAATTCGCCGCCGGTGGCTCGACAAAGCAGATGACGCTGGACACCTCCGGCAACGTCGGCGTGGGGGTTACGCCGAGTGCGTGGGCGTCTAATCGTAGAGCTTTGCAGGTTGGTGGACTTGCCGCTGCGGCACTTGCGTTGAACGGCACATCAAATGTGTCCGAAATGTTTTTCAACTCGTTCATCAATACTTCCGCATCCAATGTTTACGCTGTAAACGGAAGAGCTGGATTGATTGATTTTGGATCTGGAGGTTTTGGATTCAGCATTGATTCCGGCACTCAGACCGCTGGGGCTGCTTGCAACTTCACGCGAGCGATGACGCTGGATGCGAGTGGTAATTTGCTCGTCGGATTGACCGCTGCTGGAACCACCGCCGCCAAGACCATCCAGATTGCGAACGGAACCGCTCCGACTGCAAACGTCGCCGGAGGTCAACTCTACGTCGAAGCCGGTGCGCTGAAGTACCGTGGAAGCTCCGGCACCGTCACCACCATCGCCAACGCCTAATTCATACCACCATGCCCACCATCTCTTGGATCATCGAACGCCTTCTCGTTAAGCCGACCGAAGGCAGTCTCACGGACGTTGTGATTACCGCCGACTGGCGATGCAACGGCACCGATGGCACCTACAGCGGCACCTGCTACGGCAGCGCGTCGTTCGCGCCTCCTACGGAGAACTTCACGCCGTATCCTGACCTCACGCAGGATCAGGTGCTTGGGTGGTGCTTCGCCAATGGCGTCGATCAGGCGGCCATCGAAGCCAACGTCACGCAGCAGATCAACGACCAGATCAACCCTCCGGTCATCGCTCCGCCGCTGCCGTGGCTTCCTCCGGTGATGATCGTCCCTCCGATGCTTCCGCAGGTGACGCCGGAAATCGTTGCGGACGCGCCCGTGGTCGCTGATGCTCCCGCCGCATGATCAAGATCGAACTCACTCAGGAGCAGGCCAATAGCTTGCTCCAACTCATCGACATCGCCATCAAAGCCGGTGGCTACCAGAACGCCAAGGTCGGCGTCCCTCTGGCCGACATCATCCTCAACGCTGCCCAACCCAAGCCCGAATGAAGAACTGGAAAACAACCGCCGGCGGCGTGGCCGTGCTGCTCGCCGCACTCTCGGTCGCAATCAAACAAGCAATCGCCGGTGACATGGGTGGTGCCATCGCCGCCGCTGTCGGCGGTGCCGGTGCCATGTTCACCGCGCTCAAGGCCCAGGACGCCAAGCCCGACGACAAGCCATGAAAGACCACCTGCGCGATATCGGCATCAACATTGGCCTACTCGTCGCAGGCTTCGCAGGGAGCTTGGTCAACGTGAAGAAGGACGGTCACAAGAACTGGGCCACCACGTTGACCTCGCTCCTCGCAGGTACGCTCTCAGCCAACTACCTCACCCCGGTAGTGGTTAAGTTCTTCAATATGCAGGACAGCAACACCCAGTACGCTGCCGCGTTCATCATGGGTTTCCTCGGCCTTCACGGCGTCGAGTTCGTCATCGACAGGTTCAAGAAGAAATGAGCCCACTGACCATCGTGAATGCAGTCGCCAGCGGAATCCTCACCGCTGGCGTCTCCGCTTTTCTGGTCATGCTCTACCGCACCGATGGTGTTGTCCGGCGCTGGCCGATGACAGGCAGCCTGTTGCTTCGCCTCTCGCTGACGCTGACGGCCTCCGGTGCGCTGTTCAATTGCCTGACCCTATCGACACCGCCGCCGAGCGAGGTCATGCTCAACTGCGGGCTGGCCGGCGTGTTCGCATGGGCAGCCGCTTTCCACGCCAAACTGCTCAAACATGGACCCACTAGCCAGCCTATCGCAGGGCCTGATGAAGGCAGCGCTCGACAAGCTGATCGACCAGAAGGATCAAACGCTTGAAGACGGCCAACGTGACAACCGGCTGCGCGAAGATCTTACCGCTCGTGTTGCTGCTGCAGGGCTGCACCCCGACTCGGGTGGTGATGGTCCCGCCAGGGCAACCCGTCAGACTGGCTGAGAGCGTCAAGGCTCGCGTCTGGGCCAAGGATGCCAGCGGCAACATCGTCAGGAGTCGTAATCGCGTGACAATCCACGAGGGATGGTACGCACTACCGAAGGACTAAATCATGGCCCAGCAAACCATCAACATCGGCGCAATCGCCAACGACAACACCGGCGACACGCTCCGGGGCGCCGGCCAGAAGATCAACGACAACTTCGACGAGATCTACGCCGCGCTCCCGCTTGTGGCGCCGGCGACCTGGGTGCCGACCCTGACCGACTCCGGCGGTGGTCGGACGTTCGCTTTCACCGTCAACACCGCTCGGCACACGTCCATCGGATTCGTCACCACCTTCACCGCGGATCTGACGATCAACTCGGTGAGCGGCAGCGCCACCGGCGAGCTCCGCCTCGGCCTACCCGATGCGTCGACCTATGATGCCGCGGTTTCGATCTGGCTCGATAATGCCACCACGCAGGCCAAGACCGCGGTGATCGGCAAGGTGGTCGGTGGCACATCCTACTGCCAGCTCAGCCACTACGAAACCGGCGACATCTCGAGCCTGGCTAGCCAGCTCCAAGCCACCAGCCGGATCCTTGTCTCGGGCGTTTACTTCACCTGCTGATGACCACGATCGGATCCAGTCTCCAGCAGGGCATGGCGGTGCTCCAGCAGATGCTCGGGGCGCCGATGTTCATCTGGGAGGGCTCGTCGATCCGGTGCATCCCGGCCGCGGTCACCGATGCCAACACCCCGGTGGCCGGCGGGTTCCAGGACAACGTGACATCCCGGATCCTGGTCATGTTCTCCGACTGGAAGACCTGCGACAGCACGCTCGTCTCCATGGACTCGACGCTGTACACGCTCGACCAGGGCACGACCTTCTCAAGGCTGCAGCGCGAGGACTCCGGGTTCGTTCTCCTGGAGAACACCGACCGCATCGCTCTGACCTTCTGCAAGCCCCGGCCGGTGGTCGGGCGCACGCTGGTCTACCAGGGCCGCACGCTGCGCATCCTATCGTGCCGCGTGGACGCTTCCGGCGCCTATTACAGCCTCGATCTCGGGGCGAAGACCAAATGAGGCCCGTCGTCAACATCACGGTGGATTCCTCGAGGTTCGATGCTGCGCTCAAGCAATACCTTTTGGCCACCACCCGTGATCTCGACAAGGCGGTGAACGCCCGGATGTTCTACCTGATGGTGCGCTTGTTCGTCCTTGTGCCGCCCAAGAGCCCACAGGCCGAGCGGACCCGCATCGGTGAATATCTGGCCAAGCCTCTCGGCAACATCAACAGGGTCTCCAAGAAGACCGGCAAGCGCATCGGCAAGAGCCGTCTGCTGCGCCGGGTCCACCTGATCGCACAGGCACGCGAACGCAAGGCCGGGCGCCGCGGCCTCTATGGCGAGGAGATGAAGGCAGCCGCAAGCGCTGTCTACCGCAAGGCCATCGGGTCGGTCGGATACCTGCGCTCCGGGGTGGTCAAGGCCATCCGGGTATTCAACAAGGGATTCAGCCAATACGACAAGCCCAAGTGGAAACCGCTTGTGAAGCCGGCCGGCTACAAACCGCCGCGGAAACCGAATGCCGCCCTTGTCTCTCTTGCCAACCAATACGGCCTGCCTGCCGAAAACATCGCCGTTCACAAGGGCACCAGAGCCAAAGGCTATCAAGCTGTGCCAGGATGGAATCCCACGGCCTCGGTGCTGATGCAGTCCGGCATCGCCGACAATCAACTCAGCCGCGTCAAGGGCATCTACGATGCCGCCATGCAAAAGGCCTACGACGACGAGCTGGCCGAGCTGCAGACCCACATGACCGATGCACTACTTGCCAATGGGCAGGTGCTCGTAGATAACGGCATCGACATCAAATGAATGGCGTTGCACCCAGAGCCGAGAAGGCGCTCGTCGATTACCTGGCCGCTGAAGACTGGTCCGGGGCCGGCGCCGGCACGCCGTCGTTTCTGACTTCCTACAGCCGCGGCCTGTACGACGACCCGGACGAGCAGGACACCATGCCCAACTTCCCGCGGGTGGTTATCTCGTCGACGTCCGCGCGGCCGATGCAGCGCACCGATCTTACCTGCGAGGTCAACATAGAGGTCGAGCTGCAGCTATCGGCAGACGACACCGACGAGGCCGATGTGCTGACCACCGTGGCA